GGTCTCGGTTGCCCGCGCGTGGTGGGCGCAGGATTTTGGGCATAAAAAAAGGGCCAGCCCCGAAGGGCCAGCCCGAAGATGTTTACTTGATAAGCCGGAGCGCATCGCGCAGCACCGCCAAATCGGTAGGGGTTATCGTTGTCTTACCTCGCCAGACCTCAACCGAATAGGTCAGTTGATCCAGCAGTCTTTCCAGACTTGCCGCCACATGATCCTGTTTTGTCATGCCCGTTTGTCGCCGTGTGATAGCACCTTGCGATATCATATCCATATCCCTTTCAGATTGAAGGAGGGGGCGGCTTTCGCCGCCCCGCCCAGTTGTCTTATTTTTTCGTTGGGGTGGACAGTGTCCCGCCGACAGTCTTGGCCAGATCGCGGCACAGTTTCTGCGCTGCCACCGCGTCCTTAGTCGGCGCGTCCTCTTTGAAGGTCAGGTTGTAAGCTTTCTGGACATAGTCCATGAAGACATCTTTCTTGGCTTTAGTCATCTTGGGCGTGCCCGGCATCTGCACCTTGGCAGCCTCCCGTTCGGCCAGTGACACTTGAACCTTACCGATCCAAGATGAGACGTTGCCTGCCCAAGTGGTGACAGGCTTGCCATCCACTCGCAGGGTGCCCTTGGGCGTGCCGGATAGCAGCACCTTGTTAGAAACCCCCTCGTCAAAGTATTTCGCAAGGTCAGCCTGTGTCATACGCTTGCCGCCGATCTTGACAGTCGCAGCGCCGATCAATTCAAGCTTGCCGCGCATCCACTCGCCATTGTATCCGGCGGGAAGCTTATTCTTGGGCACGATGTTCTTTGACGTGAAACCGGCTTGGATAAGCCCGTCAAGGAAAGTGGTGCGTGACATAGACGCTTTGGTTTCGTCATCCGCCGCGGTGCGTGCCCAAGAAACGAGCAGCTCGATCTTTTGTTCGGGGGTCATGCCGTTGAAATCAACGGGCTTTGCAGTTTTGTTAGCCATTGTAGTATTCCTTGTTAGGTTAAACCGATCCCGGCGTTTGCCGTTCGGTGAGATCTTTATGGCATGGGTTGATAGCCAAGTGTAGCGTTTGGGCGCCGATAGCAGCGCTTTATAGTGCTAGTCGGGCGACTAGCAGCGTTTCTGGGCATATCCCGACCCCCACCGGGGGCCACCCCCCTTCGCCGGGCGGCGGCGTGTATGCTGTATATAGATACTAAGTCAGCCAAATACAGCACTATTTCAGTACAATATAGTAAAGTGTAGCGGATCACATCAAAACACATCATTTACTACCCCCTCCCCCATCGTTTTCGGCGCGGCTAGACCCCACCCCTGACCCAAGCCCCCCCTTCTTGGTTTTGGGACTCCCCCGTGCAAAAAGGCCTACTATATAGCGCGTAGCGCCAAGCAGTGCTAAGCTGCACAAAATCTCCCTAAAGGGTGCACCCATGGAACTAAAAATCGACTCTGATCTGCCCCTCTCTGAGGGGGATACCCCCGATGGATACATGCCAACCCTATCCGCAGCTGCAGGTACGGCCCGGCTCCTCGCCGAGGCGGGGCTAGAGATCGTTTTCAACGACGAGGCCCTAGATGATGCCGCTGCCACGGCCCGGCAGGCTGCACGGATGCCCGCTGCACTGCAAACGCGCTCCGCGGTCAAGGCCATAACTAAGAAAACACCTGCCGCTCTCCTGCTCACGGAGAAGATTCTGAACGATTATGGCCACAAGATCGTCGAAGAGGCGTCTCAGGTGCGTCATATGGTGGTCAACAAGCTCATCGTGGAGACAGAGAACCCCGATGCACGAATCCGGGTGAAGGCGTTGGAGCTCTTGGGCAAGGTGTCCGACGTCGGGCTGTTCACCGAGAAGCAAGAGATCACGATCACGCACCAGACGAGCGACGATCTGCGGGATCGGCTGCGGAGAAAGCTGCAGAAGATGGTGGACGTGACGCCAGACGACGTCGAGGATGCCGACGTTGTCGAAGACGGGGGTGAAGAGTGAGCGATACATTTTCGCGTAGCGAGCTGGAAACACTGCTGCGCAGTGTCGATATGCTCGACGAGCTCGAGCTCCTTGAGATCGAGAAGATGGTCGGGGAGCTGGACAAGCGGGCCACGCTGCAGGCTGCCAGAGATGACCTGATCGCGTTCTGCCTGTACATGGACCCTAACTATAAGGTGGGCCGACACCACCGCATCCTCGCGGATGAGCTCATGGACATCGAGAGGGGGGATAAAGACCGGGTGTGCGTCAACATCCCGCCTCGCCACGGCAAGTCTCAGCTCGTGTCTACATACTATCCGGCATGGTTTATCGGCAGAAACCCCGGGAAAAAGGTCATGCTGGTGTCCCACACCACTGATTTGGCCGTCGATTTCGGTCGGAAGGTGCGAAATCACATCGACTCGGAGCCATATCGGGATGTTTTCCCCGGTACGGGGCTCTCACCGGACTCAAAGTCGGCTGGGCGCTGGAATACGACCACATCCTGCGAGTTTTACGCCACGGGCGTCGGCTCGGCCCTCGCGGGCCGCGGTGCTGACCTGCTGTTGGTCGATGATCCACACTCCGAACAGGACATCTTGAACGGAAACTTCACGGCATTCGACAAAGCCTACGAGTGGTTCGCCTTCGGTGCCAGAACGCGTCTGATGCCGGGCGGTAGAGTGGCTATCGTGCACACCAGATGGCACCAAGACGACCTCACGGGGCGTCTGATACGCGATATGACCAACAACGAGGACTCTGACCAGTACGAGGTGGTGGAGTTCCCTGCGATTCTCGAGGTCGAGGACGCGGAAACGGGCGAGTTTGTGCAAAAAGCCCTCTGGCCTGAGTTTTTCGACCTGCAGGCGCTGCTGCGGACTAAGGCGTCCATGCCGGTGTTCCAGTGGAACGCACAGTATCAGCAGAATCCGACGGGCGAAGAGGCTGCAATCATCAAGCGGGACTGGTGGAGGCTGTGGCCGGACGACGACCCACCGAGCGTAGAGTACGTCATTATGTCTCTCGACGCCGCTGCAGAAGCCCACAACCGGGCTGACTTCACGTCGCTGACGACGTGGGGAGTGTTCTTCAATGAAGAGGAGAACATGCACCAGATCATCCTGCTCAACGCCATCAAGCGGCGCATGGAGTTCCCAGAGCTCAAGCAGCTGTCCATGGAGGAGTATCAACAGTGGGAGCCCGATGCGTTCATCGTCGAGAAAAAGAGCTCGGGGACGCCGCTCTATCAGGAGATGCGGCGTGCAGGGCTCATGGTGCAGGAGTACACACCCGTCAGGGGCTCGGTGAACAACCCGAACAGCAAGATGGCACGTCTGAACTCAGTGTCGGACATTATCTCGTCAGGGCTCGTCTGGGTGCCGCCAAAACGGTGGGCGGAGGAGCTGGTCGAGGAAGTTGCCGGGTTCCCGTTCGCGTCTAACGACGACCAAGTGGACACCACGATCATGGCGCTGATGCGGTTCCGGCAGGGCGGGTTCATCAAGCTGCCGACCGACGAGCAGGACGAGGAGCTGCCATATAGAAGGAAAGTGGACTACTACTAGTTTTTGAGGTAAGGTTCGACGAACCGCTACACAGGAGGCCGTCATGGCACCGAAGACCACAGGTAAGCCAAGCACGACTGGCAGAAAACCGTCGACCGTAAAATCAACCTACAAGACCACAGCCGGGTCGCAACAGTACGTGCGGGGGGCAACGGCAGACGAACGCCTTGATACGCTGTACAAGGCTCAGAAAACCGCCCTGCGACAGCCGAAATTTAACAAGGCGTTGAGTGATAGCTTGAGTGCCGCAACTTCCGCGGAGAACTCACGGACAATCAAAGGTATTACCGGGGAAAAGAGGGCCGCGGCTCCCGGTTCGACCGTGAAAATGTACGACCGCTTTGAGAAGCAGGACATGGCAAGGGCGCGTAAGGCGCTGGCGAAAAAGAAATCCAAGTAGACCCAGCACAAAAGTCGTGCTACAACACTCTCATCGCGTGCCCTCCACACGCGGTGCTCCTATGTTGGGTTGATTGCTCTGAGTGGCCCGGTGTTT